GTGCCGAATGCCATATACATCTTCGCTCATTGCTCCCATCCTACACAAACTCTTCATGTCGCAAGGTATGCCTGGAAGTATATTCCCGCATACGCTATCATTCTTATACCACCCATCAAACCCTGCACAATCACGAATCAAGATACTAACAATCCTAAATCTATTCTTAATTGACTCAAGATCAAACTCAGCTCTATAATATTTCTTGCCATACGTTTTCTTTGCTCTATCATATCCGATGAAATAGAAACTTGGCCTGGAAATAATATCTTGGTAAGCCCTCTCTTCAAACTCTTCGGGAGACTCTTCCTTAAATTTCCCCGTGCTTCTCAAATCAGGAGTCCGCACAACTTCCATTATACAAAACTCCATTTTAGGGTCTGCGACAAAATATGCTCCAACCTGAGACTGAATAAAAAACACATCTTGATAATTATCCGGTCTTGATGAAAGCTTGTCTTCTGCAAAATAATTATCATACTTCCTGTCATAGAAACCTTTTGTTCTCACAGGTATCGGCATATCTTGATACAATCCATCAGCCAATATTTCATTATCAAATCTAGCTTGCAAGGAATATCCAGGATCAACGGAAATTTCAAGAGTCCTATATGCTCTGTTCACCGCCCTTACCTTGGCAATTTCCATGTCGCTAATTTGATACTCTTCAACAATCTTTCCCATGTCAATATCTTCGCCAAGCAACCTCTGTTTGGCACAATCCCACAGTTTACCCATCTTTATAGCGCTTGACGTATAAGGAGCATTAATATATATCCCCCTAACAACCTTCAAGTAATACAAATAAGGGCACTTGATATAATCGCTAACAGAAGAATATGACAAAGGTATAGGCATGGTTCCCGTTTCTTTTACGCACCGATAAAACTCTGGTCGTTTACAGAATCCAGCGTTATACTCATCATCTATTCTATACGAGCAATCACATTTGGGCCAAACATTTTCTGAAAAGGATTTGTTAAAGAATTGACATTCGATCTCCCGCATTCCTTCTTTGAAATCGTTCATATCCACCTCCTATGCATGTCGTGTTTCATTTCATTTTCGTTGACTGTGGGGCGTACACTACTCCCTCATTTCGGAAAAATCAAGTAAAATTTTCAAGAAAGTTGTAAGACTATAAAATTAAAAGATAACCAAAAATATTTCAAAATTTTACACAATTTCGCTTGCTTTTTGAAAAAAGTTTGGTATTATGCAGCCAAAACAAAGACCTTTTCGACCGGCGCAATGCTCAATAGTATGGGGTGACGGTATATAACGGATCATACCTTAGCTGGACAACAGAGCCAGACAAGCCTCTTGCGCCGTTTTAAGAAATGAAGAAACACGGGGGATGGCGTAATAGCCTGGGGGTAATACGAATGGCACCGCACTGCGAATTCCGGCGGGTTCCCCCGTATAAAATATCGAAGCGTGGGCAAACGGTAAGTCACACGGTTTGGGGCCGTGAGGATAAAGGTTCAAATCCTTTCGCTTCGACCAATTCGCGGATCGTCTAATGGCAGGACAAAAGGTTTTGAACCTTAGAATGGTGGTTCGATACCATCTCCGCGAACCAAACAAAGGTACGCGCACGGGCGCGAATATGCGAACAATAAAACTAAAGGAGGATGCTATGAACGAATTGATCGGAATGTTTACGGGAAACAAAAACGAAAGGGCAATTTCAAAGATCGCTGGTATTGTAGGAAAGTTTCAGAAGATGATTAACGAATTGGATGAGAGTATTGAAAAACTCTATGCTGGAATTAAAAACAACGAGCTTTATATCGCAGAGCTTCAATACGAAAACGAGCAATTTAATCAGAACATTAATAAGGCGAGGATTGTTAAAGAAAAGCTTAGCAACCTTCTCCAGTAAGGAGCGTTATGCCACCGAAAAAACCTTTAACAGATGAAGACAGAAGAACAATTGTACGTCAAGAAGGCAAGCGAGGCTTTGTAATACTATCCAAGTTTGAAGCGAATGACAGTGATGAAATTATGAGCATCTTAAAATATGTACACTTTCAACACTTTCAAACATTAGAAGATCCGGTTAACAATATGGTTCTGTTATACGGATATTGTCCATTATTTAAACCTCTTGCCATTAGAGAGAAAACGCCAAAATACATAATGAATTATGATTTGTCAGAATCAGAACCAATTGTAGAAATGATAGAAATGAAAGGAGATTAACATGGGAATGTCAACAAATGAAGGAAGGGTTGCGATTACAATGATGGGTAATCTTTTTATTGTAGGAAGAATTGCAGAAGGAAATATGATTAATCCCCGTATCGTAACACAGATTAAGAGTGAAATGAAAGGTCCGGAAGGTCAGGATATTTATAGCCTTGTTTTTGAGAAGATTCTTTTTAGTCCAGAGGTATTTATGCTCGGAGGCAATCCGTATTGGTTTTCAGAGAACGACGAATTTAACGTAAAGTATATTGAATCAACTGATGACCATAAGGAAGGTGAATAATGAGTGTTGTTGTCTGTAAAATTACATCTGATAAGATAATTTTAGCGTCTGATTCAAGAGTAACAAATAACGACAACATTTATATTGGTTCCACCATAGACAAAATTCATAAAATTGGAGAAGCATTTATTGGGACAGTAGGAACAGTTTCAGAGTCAAACATACTTCTTGGATACATAAAAGACAATGCGCCTCCGGGAGACAAGTATGATCTTATTAAATACTTTTCTGAGTTTTATAAATATCGTAATGACCTAGACGAAACTTTAGCCCCAAAAGAAAAGGATAGGCTTTCTGATAACGAGTTTATTTTGATTGTAGATAAGAAAGCATTCCTTATCTCAGATTTGTTTGTGGAAGAGATATCAAACTATATCGCTATTGGACACGGATCAAAATATGCAATGGGTGCAATTGAAAACGGAGCGTCTATATCAGAGGCAATTAATATTTCATGCAAATTATCTTCTGTATGCGGTCTTCCTGTAAAAAGTATAACAATAGACAAAGGAGATTAATTATGATAAACGGATCTCGCATATTTTGGGACTTAGACGGGGTATTAAGAAGATTATCATTTCCAAATTATCCTAATTGGCCGGATAGTTGGACACAAAGAGATGGAAGTGGAAATGACATTTGTGAAGTAATAGATAAGAATCTTGAAATATTATTAGAATCTCCTGAAACAGAATACATTGAGTTAGCTCGTGAATGCGTACCACTTCATATCGTATCTTCTCAACCGGATAATTGGCGTAAGCATACATCTAAGTGGCTTGATGTTCATCTCCCAGAAGCAAAGGTTAAATATGTATCGAACGCATTTCAGAAGTTGGTATATCTGGAAGCTAAGACCCGTGTTCTAATTGAGGATTATCCACTATATCCAAGCTACGAAAATATTATTTTAATATCTAGGCCATATAATAGAAACACGAAAGCAGAGCATAGGGTGACGTATCCTGATGAATTGCGAGACAAGATAAGTCAATATATTAAAGGAGACTTGGTATGGAACCAATAGCAACGTTTGACCATGAAAATATCAAGACATGGGAACATATTAAAGGAATGGGTAGTAAGCATTATAAGACAGACGCTATAGAACCAATTGATTTATACAGAGCACAAGGAACTTTGCACCATTATTGTATTACCGGAATAATGAAATATGTATCGAGAAATATAACATATGGTTCCCCGGTATCAGTTAGAGACATGAATAAAATAATTCACCTAGCGGAGATGTTAAAAACAGTGTATGGAAAAAAGGAGGAATAATGAAGGTTATTGAATACAGGATACCATATAAGTATGGGCAGTCGATAAAGATTCTTCCAATATTTGATATTCATTTTGGTAGTGTAGGATGTGATGTTGCCGCTCTGAAAAGAGATTTGGCACAGGTTGATGACGGTAGTACATATATAATTGGTGGCGGGGATTGGATGGATTCGGTGATTACATCCGACACAAAGCGTTATCGTAAGTCAAGCGATGGATCTGATTCCAAGGAAGATGACATTATTGATCAGCAGATTGAAAACATTTATGACATTGTTAAGCAATACAGCACAAAGATCATTGGACTTGGAGACGGGAATCATGAAGACAATATCACTAAGCGTTGCGGAACAAACCCGATGAAACGTCTTTGTAAAATGCTTGGCACGGAATTTCTTTCGTACTCATCAATGATTAAGGTTACAATGTCGGAGAATAATGCGAGAGGACGTACAGTAATCGTTAGAGAACACCACGGATGGGGAGGAGGCTCGCGTACTATCGGAGCGGACCTTACTAAATATTCAAAGGATGTTTCTAATTGGTCGGCAGATATATTCCTATACGGTCACGTTCATAGAAAACAATCTGATAAAGTTCCGCGTCTCGGGTTAAGTGGAACACAACTTATATCAAAACCAAAGACTCTTGTTATTTGCGGAACATACCTTAAGACATATCTTAATGGTGAATCTCCTTCTTATAGTGAAAAGGAGGGATATCCTCCAACTGAAATAGGGGCACCAACAGTAATTATTAAGCCTACGTCAACTTGGGTAGACATTAAAGTAGATAATTAATATTCTAACAAAACTATTGACAATGATTAAAATATATATATAATGATAGAGAAAGAATCATTTGTCATATAGTTCTCCTTTCCATCTGTCCTGGCAGAGACACCGTGCGTTACCCAGGATTAATTTGTAACGCAAAATTCCCTCCCAAGTGCCGGGGGTCTCCCCGCGATCTCCGGCACAATATTATACGGAGATATCATGCTTAAGAAATTTTACAGAAAGTCTTCGGGAAGAAAAGAATGGGCACTTGTTAGCATTAAAGATCCTAGTAAAGTTCTTCGGTGGTATGGCCAAGAAAAGCCCTCCGTAGATTCGGTATCCAAGGACGAACAAAGAATAGGATACTTCAAACATCAAAAAGGCAAGTAAATGGGTTATCAAGCAGGACTTCCGGCCAAAAGTGAAAATCTTGAACAACGTCTATTGTTTGAAGAGTACGTTTCTATGGGGTCTAGTCGTTCACTAAAAAAACTAATGGAACACACGAAGCGTTCATGGAAAACTGTCCAAGCTTGGTCTATTCGTTTTAAGTGGAACATCAAGGCAAGAGAGCGTGACAAAGAACTCATGGAAACTATCGGAATGGAAACTCCGAGAGAGAACGTTGAGCGTCGTAAACTTTCCCTTGACATTGTAAATAAAATGATTGCAGATATTGCTATTTTGGATGATGCTGGAGAGGTTGTAGATACAAAGATTAAGGCAAAGAGTGTGCTAGATCTCCGAACCCTCATTGACGTACGAGATGAAATCCTCGGCGTAAAAGAGCGCATGGAGAAAAATTCTAAACAAAACAATCAAACTAATATTGATAAGGCAATCTTTATCATAAAGAAGTAGAGTGTATAATGGGATTTGAACGTGTTTACGATTACAGTGATGTGCCAACGATTAGAAAGTTTAATGAATCTGCTAAGCCGTTCAGATTGTTAATGGGACCGTTCGGATCAGGAAAATCAAGTGGTTGCGTTGCTGAGATCATAGATATTGCCATGAAACAGCAACCGTCGCCAGATGGGATAAGACGCACAAAATGGGCCGTAGTTAGAAATACGTATCGTCAGTTGATCGACACTACCCAAGCAACATTTTTCTATTGGCTTCCTCCTGGACTTTTCGGAACATTCAATATCACAAAGCAAGAATACATAATCAATAAAATTCCAATGGAAGACGGTACAAAAGTAGAGATTATTGTCATATTCCGAGCATTAGACAAAGACGAAGATGTGCGAAACCTTCTGTCTCTGGAATTAACAGGTGCATGGTTTAATGAAGTTCGTGAAATATCAAAATTTATCGTAGATCATACTGCCGGTAGATGTAAACGATACCCGAAAGATGTTCCTATTACATGGACAGGAGTAATCGCAGACACAAACCCTCCTGACCAGCACTCATGGATATTTAAATTCTTTGAAGAAACTGTTCCGAAAGATGAAAAAAATGAAGGTCTTGCAGAGAGATATGAAATATTTAAGCAACCTTCGGGGAGATCTCCATATGCGGAAAATCTAATAGGACTTGGGAATGGTAACAAAGAAACTGGTAGAAAATATTATACAGAATTAGCCATTGGTAAAGACGATGAATTTATTAAAGTTTACGTAGATGGTGAATACGGATATGTACGAGACGGAAAGCCGGTCTACGCAAATTACATGGATTCAGTTCATTGTGCAGAGAAAGATATAGAACCAACAAAAGGATACCCAATTATATGCGGATTCGACTTTGGGCTTACTCCTGGATGTGTAATGTCGCAATATCTTCCGAATGGAAAGCTGGTAATTCTTAAAGAATTCTGGGAAGATAATACAGGCCTACGTACATTTGTAAAAGAAATTGTAAAGCCATATCTTTCGTCGAAATACAGAGGATTTGAAGTTGTGTGTACTGGTGATCCTGCCGGAATGAAGCGCAATGATTCAGATGAACGCAACTGTTTTATAGAGCTTAGAAACCAGGGCTTCCCCGCGACTCCAGCCTCTACCAATTCTCTTCTTGCTCGCATTAATGCAGTAGATTCATTTCTCACCAAAATGGTAGAAGGAAAGCCAGCCTTTCAATTATCACCTTCATGCGAAATGTTACGCAGGGGATTTATCGGAGAATATAAACTACATGCTTTCAAGGGGATTAGCGAACGCTACTCAGAGGTTCCGCTTAAAAACGAGTATTCTCATATTCATGATGCATTGCAATATGTTGCGTTGCTAGCAGATAGGGGTGGGGTACAGGGGGCGAGAGGTATTTCTGGTTCACGCTATGAAACTCCTTCTATTATATTAAAACCAAAAACAATGTTTGCTTGGACATAAGGATTAAACATGCAAGTTGAATTCAATCAATCAAAGCTAGACGAAATGAAACAAAAAGAAGAGGGCATACCTTCTTCAGATATTAATATAAAAGATGATAGCTTGATAGTTTCCTATCTTGATAATTGTTGGGAAGAAGCTAGAAAAGCAAAAGAAGATCATGCTGAGATCCAAGTTTTAGCAAATATGCGTCAAATTGATGGTACTTACGATCCTGAAAAGCTTTCTGCTATTCGTGAAATCGGTGGATCTGAAGTGTTTATGATGATCACAAATGCTAAATGTAAAAACGCAGCAAACTGGATTGACGAACTTATTTTTCAGCCTAATGTAAAACCGTACGACATTGCACCAACACCAATTCCCGAACTCCCAGAATACGTAATGGAGGAAATCTTTAAAGAAGCTATTATGGGCATTATTCCTGTTCTCGCAAAAGAGGCGCAAGAGTCGGGAGTTGCCCCAAACAATCAAGCGATAATGAGCAAAGTGGCTGAGATACTTCCAAAAATTCAAGACAATCTCAAAGACATTGCTTATGAAAAAGCGGTAAAACTTGCAGAAACAATTACACGAGAAGTAGACGATAAACTTATTGAAGGTGGTTGGTATTCGGCGCTAAAGAAAACAATTCCAAACGTAATAATGCATACTGGTTTTATGTCAGGACCAACTCCTCGCAAACGTTCAACAATTAAGATTCGCCCAGAAGCTTCTGGCAAATTAGTTCCTCATATAGTAGAAGATGTAATTCCAACATGGGAATCTTGCAACCCTCTCAATATCTACCCCGCTCCAGACTCAACAGACATTAATGATGGATATCTTTTCGAGCGTATCAAGCTTACTCCTATGATGCTCCAAGAGCTTATAGGTGTGCCTTCTTACGATGAAGATGAAATTCGCTCGGTACTTGACGAAATAAAGGAAGGTAAGTTGGGAGATTGGCTAAGCGTTGATCAAGACAAGGCAGACATTGTTGATGCTCCGTCTCCCGTGGCCTACGATTCCAAGAAGGTAGATTGTTTAAAATTTTGTGGATCAGTGTGCGGTGAAGAAATTCTCTCCTGGAGTGATTCGGTTAAGGATCAAAACGGTGACAAGATAGACAAGATTCTTTATTATAATATTATCGCATATAAGATAGGATCTCACGTTATTTCAATACAGTTTAACACAGATCCTCTTGGAAGAAAGCCATATTACAAGGCATCGTTTGAAGAGCTAGATGGATCGTTTTGGGGCAAAGGACTTCCCCAGGTCATCAGCGATGTTCAGAATGTGTGTAATGCAATGGCTCGCGCTATTGTGAATAACGCTGCAATGGGTTCAGGGCCACAGGTTGAGCGGAATATTGATAGAATCCCCCCTGCTGCGAGAGCTGACAATGTTCTTGTGCCTTGGAAAGTGTGGGATTCTACGAGTGATATGATGGCATCAAATGCACCTGCACTTAAATTCTACCAACCTCCTATGGTGGTAGAGAGATTGATGGGAGTATATGTACAGTTCTCCAAGATTGCTGATGAACATTCCGGAGTTCCGGCGTATGCCCACGGGGATACGGCAGTTGGGGGAGCCGGAAACACAGCGAGTGGCCTATCAATGCTCATGGGTTCAGCAGCCCGTGGTATCAAAGCAATCATCAAGGCAATTGACGAGAAAATTATCAAACAGTCAGTAGAGCGCCAATATCATTGGCTTACAGAGCGAAACGAATTCTACGGAATGATATGCGACTATCAGATTGTATCTGGTGGAACTATGGCGGCACTAGCAAGAGAACAGATGTCTGCGCGTAGAATTGAATTCATGAACGCCACAGCTAACCCAATTGATGTACAAATCATGGGTACAGAAGGCCGAAAGTATGTACTTTCTGAAACTGCGGAATCAATCAACATGAATTTAGATAAATACATTAAAAAGCAAGAAGTTAATCAAACAAATCAACAACAAGAACAAGGACAGCCTGGACTTGCTGCCACTGGGGCATCTGCTAAAACGCTTGATGTTGCAGGAAATCCTGTTGTTGGACAAGACTTTAAGCAATAATAGGAGGAAATATGGCAGCAAATATAGTTACGTCAAAAAAAGGAACGGTTACGGCGGTATCTGGTGACACGAGTTTTCTTTTGACTCAAAAGGTGAATAACCCTGAAGGGGTTGTTCTTTATGTTAAATATACAAAGGGAACTTCTACGTCACTTACGATTACCTTTGATGTGTTACGACCAGATCTACACGCAACTGATAAGTACAATATTATCACAATGAATGGTGACACTGTCGGAGCATATACATTTACAATTTCAGTAACCGGTAACTATAGAATTCCGATTGCTGTTGCTCCGACAGAAACTACTGTATATGTCAATATGGCAATTACGGCAACCGCAACATCTGCTGTCGTGGTGGCTGACCTTTGCGAATACTAAGGAGGAGCTATGTTTAACAATTTCTTTACAATTCCAAATACGGGAATTAATACTGTAGCATACAAAGGAGATTTAGACTGCTCTTCTAACCCCAACTATCCGGCAGCAAATTCGGGAGATTATTACGTTGTTTCTGTTGCTGGAAAAATTGGTGGTGCAAGCGGAATTGTCGTTACCGCAGGAGATCAGATTATTTGCAAGGTGGATGGTAGCGCGTCTGGCACTCAGGCTGCTGTGGGGGCGAATTGGTCTGTCATCCAGACTAATATAGATCTTACGGACCCTGGAGCAATTGGGGGGGTAGTTCCCGCCTATGGCCGTTTTTCTCCCCTCGTTGCCAAAGGTCCTGCAATCGTTAATACTGGTTTCGTCGGAACCGTGACCGCTGCGGCGTCCACCAGTGTGACATTTTCCAGTGCTGCCGACGCGATCCTTTGTGGGTATTCAGCAACCGCCCCCGTTCTCGGCGGTACGCTAATTAGCAATGGCTTAACCCGCCACGTCGTAAGCTGGACCAACAGCACGACCGCCGTGGTGGATTCTGCTGTGACTTGGGCAGGGACGGCGATTACGAGTGTGCAGTGGCCGATTGCTCAGTTTATTAATTCGTCTGGTATCGTTAAAGGGTGGATAAGGGCAGATG